ACTATGACGGGGATACCACCCCCGGCAGCAGGCCCGATTGTGCCCTTGTCGTGTGGACTAACCGTACCCCCACGGAGCTAAAGTGGGAAGGACACACTTACCAGCCGCCACCCTTTAGCGTGGTGTTGTTCCGTAACCGCGGGCCGCTTCACCGGCGGCCCACCAACGCCCCCGCCCGTCGCTGGATGTTCCGCCAGCGCGTGCAGGTACCGAAAGGAATGAACCTGCCATGAAAGCGTATCTGGACAGGCTAGACGCGCGCGTTGCTACCTTAGAGGTCGCGTTGAGAGAAGCCCAGGCAGAGAAACGGATCGAGGCTTATACAAATTATACAAGCTCGTATAGCTCGGAACGTGCCCTACGGCAATCGGTACAGCTGGAGCGCGATGGACTGCGTGGAGTTGTACAGAAGCTGAATTCCACCCTGGCGCAGTCACAGGGGAAGCTGAACAATACGGGGGGGGAACTGCGTGTAGCCCGCGCCGATGCCGATTACTGTAAGGGAGAGATCCGCCGTTTGCTCAACATCCTGGACAACGTACGCACCGTTTTGGACAAAGGACATGGTTGAGCCGTATTCAGACGCTGAGTTGCAGGAGATGCGTGATCATCCTGGTTACTGGTGGCAGGCAAGTCGCTTCCTTGCCACCCTCGACCGCGAGCGCGCCGCGCGGCAGGAAATCCTAAAGCTGCTTAGTATCGCCCAGTCGAAGCTGCTTAGGATACAGGCGGCGCTGGGCAAGGAGCGTGTATGAGATACACTGCAATAGTAATCGCTTGGTGGTTCATGGCGTGGACGTCTGGGTATTCGGGATACAGCGTGATTGGGCCCTTTCATAGCTTTCATGACTGTAACCAGATAAGACTTGTCGTGGGTGAGCGGACCGCATCTGCGTGCTGGGAAGGCCCATGACAAAGACGCCCCTACAGCCCCGGCAGCGCCGGGCCATACTTCGTGAATTCAGCCAGGCATGTGAAGACAAGCACTGGTTGCTGGCCCTGCGTATTTTTGAAGCTAACCCCGATTTGTTTATCCCGAGTGACATTATTTGGATCAAGAAGCAGTTGCGGCGACAGATACATCCGAACTACCTGGCGTCAATAGACCCCGGGTACCCCGTCTAAAGAAGCCAAAGTACACCGCCCTCATTCCCGAACAGTTGTCTCTGGCTTCGCCAGAGCGGGAACAGTGCCAGAAGTGTGCGTTATTCAGTGCGTGTGCCGCGCCTTTCATGCGGCCGTTCGTGCCACAGGGTTGGACCAAGAAACTGTTGTTAATCGGAGAAGCCCCCGGTGCAGATGAAGACCAACGTACGGGAAGACCATTTACAGGCCGAAGCGGTCGACTACTGCGGCAACTGTGGCGAGAGGCAGGATATGACGACCGAGACGTTGCGCTTGTCAACGCCATCCGGTGCCGTCCGCGCGACAATCAAACTCCGAGCATGTCGCAAGTGCGCGCCTGCCGACCGTTTCTTCTCCGAGCTATTGTCATCCTTGAGCCGTCCGCGATTCTTGCGGTGGGTGGAACGGCTTTGCGTTCCCTCACCAACAACGGGGACAACAACGTTACCCACAGCCGCGGACGACCCCTCCCCATCCCAGGATTACCTGGTGAATCCGTCCCTCCCGCCTTCGTAACCTACCATCCCGCCGCCGTACTGCGCGGCGCCCTCCCGCTCCGGCAGCGCATCCTCGACGACCTTAAGCGTTTTACGCTTGAGCCCGCCGTGGAGTTCATCCCCGCGGTGCCCCCTCCCGGCAAAGTCATTTTCGTCGATACAGAATACACCGCTGATCGTGTGTTATCCGTCGCGGCCACTGACGGCAACTGCGCGGCTGCCGCCGAAGATGACTTCCAAGTTTTCCGCGCGTGCCTTGAAGGGGCGACTTACCTCGGTGGACACAGCGCTGCCGGAGAGCTACAACAGTTACATGATGCCGGGCTACCACTGAAAGAAGAGTGGCTGACCGGGGAGCGCCTGTTAGACAGCCTGCTGTTGGCTCGCATGGTAGACGAGAACGACCTCAGCTATGAGCTTGAAGACCAGCTACTGAGTTTCACCAACACTCCTCCCTGGAAGTATCGTACCAAAACCATCTTACAAGGTAATAACCATGACATGTCCCTTGTCCCCGCTGACCTACGTATGGACCGTTGTGTACGGGACGCCTGGGCCAGCTATCATATCGCCGCCAAATACGGCGCCATGCTCGCCTTGGCACGTCAGCGGCGGCTGGTGGTGTTCACACACCGGGTCGCTTGTACTTTGGAGCGGATGTCCCTCACGGGAGCCTTCGTCGACCTAAACGTACTAAACGCATTACGCGCGTCTCAGGAGACGCAGCTGCTTGCCCTGTCTGACCAGCTGAGTAAGGCAGCCTGGGCGGCGGGCATGACGGAGTTTAAGCCCACCAATGATAATCACATCCGTGATCTGCTTTATACTCGGCTGGGCCTGTCAATCCCTGGTAAGACGGATACGGGCCTGGCGTCGGTCTCGAAGGAAAGCCTACGAAACCTTCCTCCGCATCATGTCGTCGAGACACTACTGAAATACAATGCCATTGAAAAGCTGCACTCCACAAACGTTGTCGGACTTGACCGGTATCTGCGACCCGTGGGAACTGTGGCAGATACGCCAGTCGCGCTTTTGCCCTTTCACTTCAACCCTCTGGGCGCGCGAACCGGGCGGCGCTCGGCGTCAAATCCGAACAGTCAAAATTGGACGCCGGCTGTACGTCAAATCATTTGCAGTAGATGGCCGGGAGGAATGGTCTCCGACAACGACTACAGTAAGCTGGAGCCGCTGGTTCTGGGGTTCCTTGCTAAGGAGCCTTATCTTAATCACCATTTTGGCGATCATGGCAGTGGGTATATCGGAATTGCTAAGGATATGTGGGGTTACGAAATAAAGGAAGGGACACCAGAATATCGTGGAGCCAAAGGAATTGTCCTCGGAGTTCATTACAATATGCAAACTCCTAAAATGTCCCAACAATTGTGGAATAACGGCATCAGGTTCGACAGCATCTGGGACCAGCACGTCGACCGTACAGATCACCTTCGACGGGCCTACCTTAGACTCATTCCTCACGTTGTTGCTTATATGCATGCACGAGAGGATGAACTACTCCGACACCAGTCTGTCCGGAGTCTTACAGGTCGCGTCCGCCATTTGCCCTGCCCAGACGGCCGACGTAGCGAAGGTTTTGGTCACATGCTTAACCAGGCAATTAACTTCCCTGTTCAATCCCTGGCCGCGGATGTTACGGGGGCGGCCCTGGTGGCAGTCGAAGCCGCGCTAATAAAAGAAGCGCACATGACCTACGGTAGCTGGCTAGACATGCTGCTGACGGTCCGAAAAAAGTACTTGACAAACCCCGCGGACTGTGGTATAATACGCAACGAAATACCAGTCTCGTTGCTTTTCAATGAAGTCCACGACGACCTGGTAGTCGATTTGCATCCTGACCGCCTGACGCGGGACCAGGAGCTTATTACCGAAACCATGAAAAACGTCAGCCTTCTCAAGGAGTTAGCGCCCGGCTTTGACGTGCCACTGCGCACGGGGAGCAAGGCCAACTGGCATTGGTACGGCTGGTACGCGAGGAACTGACCCCCGATCCTTTTCCTATATGTCCGCGCTGCGGGGAGGAGGCCTTCAGCCTGGCGCGACATACCTGCCCACCTTACACCCCCCGCGAACGCGCAATCCGCGCAAACAAAGCTAAAAGGAGAGCCGATGGCTTTCGCAAAGACAACCCCCCGGAAGGGTGAGACCACCAGTGTCCGCCTGACCGGCTTTTTCCGTACCAAGCGCCCCAACCTCATGGTGGGCTCCATCAAGCACGCCGACCTCGGCGGGCTGGTGGCCAAGCTGAAGGAAGCCATGCAGGGCAAGAAGGACATTGCGTTTTTCTTGTGGAAGAATGATGAAGGCAAGGGCCCGCGCTACAGCCTATCGGCCGACGTGAGCGACCCCTACGTGCCCAAGGCCAAGACCTCAGCCAAGGCCATTGAGGATGACCCCTTTGGCGATGATCCTGACGGTCCGGCCAACATCTTCGGCGATGACTAAGACGTCTAAACCCGAAAGCGGTATCAAGGTGAAAATCAAGGCGAAAGGAGCCGCGGCCACCCGGGTTATCCGGAAACTGGCCGGTACAGACAATGCTAGCAAACCTCGTCTCGCAAGCTAAGACAATCGCCGCGCACGTGGCCGGCGGCCTCATTTGGGGCTTCGGCGCGGGTGTAGGTATCTGGGTTAGTGTTTACGTGTTCAATTATTTGTCAGGAGGTAACTAACCTTTGGTAGAGGTGTTCATTGCCGTGTTGCTAAACCTTGGCGCAGTCGCTGATGCCGTGATTGTAGCGGATAAGGCGGAATGTGACGCGTTGGTGTATAACGCAAACGCCAAGATTGTCGAGTACCTGGAGGAGGGTGTCATACAGCCGGGTGAGTTTGAGTTGCTGCCCTGCCAGCGTGTGGCCTGGGGCGAACCTGCCGAGGCTACCCATGGCACTCCTGTGCCGGAGCTACAGGCACCGTAGGTTGATCTCTCTCCCCGCGTCCCTACGTCTGTCGCGCAATACCGCGGCGGAAGCCCGCCTAAGGGACGCAAGCCGTGCATGGCTTGAGTCGCAAGACTCAAGCCGTGCGGAAGGCATTCATGCCAGCGATCTGCTCAACCCACTACAGGCGTTCTGGAAGTACCTGGAACCTGCCCCTTACACTGATCGTCAGGTGCCTACGTTTCTTATTGGTAAGGTCCTACACTCTTTTGTCCTAGGGGCAATGGAGGGTAAGGTTGATCTCAGTAAGACTGACACCGGTAGCACCTACAGCGAAGATATGGGTTTCTGGTACAGCGTGGACTGGGACCGTGACGGGGAAGTTGCCGAATTCAAGTCCGCGCGCTTTTTCAAGGAACCCCGCACCACAGACGATTTGCGCGCATATATTTCCCAGCTGCTACTGTACATGGCAGCCAAAAACAAGACCGAAGCTGAGCTATGGATCCTTTTGCTGAACCTGAGGGACACAAGTGGCAAGACAGCGCCCGCATTTCGTGCGTATAGACTACGGATCTCGGAAGATGATTTGGTGTCCCTACGCGCGGTGGTACGTGAGCATGTACAGCTGCTCAAGAACGCCATTGCGGCGCGCGATCCAAGCACATTGCCCCTGTGTCAGGAATACATCTGTGGATATGACAACTGCCCCTATTGGGACAAGTGTAAACCCGCCGGCCGGTACGGAGATCCCCGCTGGGACCGCCGCGTCGGCCCGCCCGGAGAAAAGAAATCGCCGTCCGAAAGCGACTCCCCCTAAGTCTTGAGCTGGAACAGGCCCTCCTCCACGCGGTTATCAAAGGGATTGCGGACCGGGATATCGTTGATCCCAGTGAACTCAGCAAGCCCGGACGCCTGGTATTGTACACGCTCGCGGCGCTTGACGAGACGGGTGCCCATCCCCCGTATGACTTCAAGGCGGTGTACCTCAACTGTGTGGAAGTCCACGGAGCCGCCCGGGAGCTAATGAAGGGCTACCTTGACGAGGTGTCCCGCGCAGGCGCGGGCATCGCGGTCAAGGACATACTGCAGCGGGTACGTGACAAGCAACTGTTGTGTGACCTCATTAACGAGGCAGGCGGCATGTTGCAGAAAGGAACACTCGACGTTGGCCTCATATGTTCGCTCCTCCAACAAGAAAGCGTCGTCACGGCGACGCTCGAATCCGTCAGCGCGCGCATCGCGCAAGGCCTCCCAGAAACCCCAAGGGGAGTTGCCGTCAATTCCCTCCCCATCCTCACCGCAAAAACCGGCGGTCTCTACGGAGTTTGGGCAATTGCTGGAGAGCCTGGCGCAGGAAAGTCAACGCTCGCCTGGCAGGTAGCCCTGGATGTCGCGCAGGGCATGAAGGTATTGGTGTACGACTTTGAGAATGGCTTTGCGGTGGCTATGGACCGAACCGCCCAGATTTTTAGGGGTAATCATGCTCGAATTGTTGAGCGTACCCATAACTTGTATCATCGTGATTCTATCCGCACCCTTGATTCTGATCTTGGGGCCGTTACTCCTCCTGCTCTCATCATCGTCGACTCGGTCCAAAAACTCCCGGGCAGCGTGGAGTACCGCCGCACGGGGCTCGACAAGTGGATCCACCGCCTTGAGTACCTCAAGAAGCGGGGGTACCACGTCCTGCTAATCAGCGAGGTGGGCCGCGCCCACTACGACAGCGTCGCCAGCATAGGGGCGTTTAAGGAGACCGGCGAGATTGAGTATAGCGCCGATGTAGGCATTCAGCTGATTCCGGCGTATGACAACGCCTCGGAGTGTCACATTGTGAAGAACCGTCACCGGCCCCATAAGGGCTACACCAGTACGTTGATACGCGCCGGAGGCTGGCTGTTCAAGGAAGTGGGTGTCGCCGCAGAAAGTTATGACGAGGTGGTGGACTAGTGAGCTTTCTGAGTGACCCACATTCCCCGTGGTTCTGGCTGCTGTGGCCGGTAGTGTTGATGTGGCAGAATTACGCCTTCACCTTTGTGAGCCGCGCGCGTAACAGTGGCTCCCTGAAACGCCACGCCCTGGCCGCGCTGCAAAGCAACGGGGTGTGGTTCCTTCAAACCATCTTCGTATTCACCGCTTTCCAAAACATTATGTCTGGCCGCTACGGCGTCCCATTGACCCTTGCGGCCGTTGCAGTGTACACGGCATTCACCATGATAGGTAGCCTGTTCGCGCACTACCGTGCGTTGCGCGCGGAGCGCGGGATGGGTGCCGTAGGTGCGAACAAACGGTACGCACAAATCCCGGCTGACGAATGGGCCGCGGTGAAAGAAAAGGTTTTAGCTTAGTGGCTTACATTCATTTCAACTTCCAAACCAAGGACCTAGGGGATCAGCCAGAACTTACCCTGTATCCCCTGGCGTGCATGCACCTAGGTAGTCCGCAGTGTGACATGAAGTTTATACGAGAGCATCTCGGCCGTATAAAGGAAGACCCCGGGGCGCGTTGGGTGTACATGGGCGACGGCGGGGAGTGCGTCACGAAGCTGAGCAAGGGTGACGTGTACGGCCAGCTCTTGAGCCCGCAGGCGCAGATGGAGGCGCTGATTGACATTCTTCAGCCTATTCGCGACCGGGGCCTCTTTGGCGTCCGCGGTAATCACGGGAATCGTATTTACAAGGAAACTGGGCTCAGCTTCGACCAAAACTTGTGTCTTAGACTGGGTCTCCCTTACCTTGGGATTAGCACTTTCGCTAATGTGGTCATTAATCGGTCTAGCTACGATATGTTCTTCCATCATGGGATAGACAGCGGCACGCCGCTGGCTGCCAAGATTAAGCGTGCGGAGGACTTTGGTAAGTACATAAACGCTGACGCCATCTTCACGGCGCACAGCCACGTGGCGATCGATTTGCAGCCCGCGGCCTTGCTGGAAGTGGACAATGTCAACCGTAAGGTGCGTACCAAGCTGCGGCACCAGTACATATGCGGGTCCGCGTACGACAGTCGTACCGGCTACGCGGAGGACCGGGGGTATCCCCCGCTCCTTCCCTCCTACCTTGCGGTGACCTTCAGCGGCCGTATCAACACAGGCCGGGCGGTAATGCGCCAAACCTGCGTGAAGTACGTCGCCGACGGACAATATGAACTCCAACATGATTATATTTTGAAGTACCTTGGCAAACAACCCGATGCCGGATGACCCTAAAATGGTGTGCAACCATGACGGCTTTGCCCTTTGGATGGACCATTGCCGCTGGTGGTGCCCACGGTGTGGGTTGACCCAGGTTTACCCGCACCTTATCTCACAGGTCCGGGCCCACACGCCCGGGGAGATTGTGAAATTCGAATGACACGTGTATACATCGCGGGTAGTTTCCCGCGCCGCTTTGAGCTACGTAAGGTGGCCCGCCGCCTCCGCCGGGATTATGGGTATGACGTCCAGGCGTCCTGGCTAAACATCCGTAAACGTAAGACATCCCGCGTGTGGATACCCGATCACGCGGCCGCGGAGGCACGACGTGACCTTGCTGAGGCAGCTAATGCAGACCTGGTTATCGTGGACACAATCCGCCGCAGCAGTACTGGCGGATCCGATGCCGAGATGGGGGCAGCCCTGGCCGCAGGCGTACCAATATGGGTCGTCGGGCCTTTGCGTAACGGATACCACTACCTTGCACGAACTAGGTTTGCTAGCTGGTCAGCTTGCTTTGAAAGACTTGACGGTGGACCAGAGTAATCCCAAAGACCTGATAGGGATCAAGAAAGTACAGGTGGGGCTGCTGCCCGCGGCAGGCAAGATATACGGAGCTAAGGCCATGGAAAATGGGGCGGCCAAGTATGGGCCTTACAACTGGCGCGACAAGAAGGTGAAGTACACCATCTACCTGGATGCCATGGAGCGGCACCTACTGGCCCTGCGGGACCGTGAGGATAACGCGGCTGACAGCGGCTACCCGCACCTGGGGCACATCATCGCCTGTGCCGCGATACTGGCTGATGCGGTGGAGGGCGGTTTCATCGTAGATGACCGGCCGCTGCCCGGCCCCGCGGCCGCGGTATTGGACCGGTTTAAGGAGACGTAGGTGAAGGTTACGGTATCCGCGGAGGATTGGATGCATATATGGAATTGGCTAGCCCCGAGCCAGAAACATGGGAAAAATGAACTGTGTGTGGGGCCGCTTACCGTGGTGGCTGATAACGTTTCGTTGCGCAAGATAGAGAACGACCGGTGGCGAATGCGTATACATGGATGGCCGCTAAGTCCTGAGGGCAAGCGCCGCCTGCTGGCCGCGCTGGACGTGGAGGATATGAAGATTGGCTAAGAATGTATTCATGATAGAGCCGCCTCTGGAGACCGACCCAGGCAAGTACATTTTGATGGTGAACAGGGGCGGAGGATTCATGGCACACCCTACGGTGTTTGCCGTGGATGACCTGGAACTAATTTCGGAATTCCCGGCGGGCCCCGCCTATTATTACGTGGGCTATATCATACAGGCCGACGGGGGGCATAAGAAGATTGTCAGCTTTCCCAAGGACGGTGTCACCTACCTATTGGTGAACCGGGAGAAAATCACCAGCCTGACTCCCGTGGAGGCAGCCCTCATGGGTAAGGCGGAGGAGGAAGAAGTAAAGAAGGCGCTGGGCGAGAACGACAACCTGCCTGGTGATCCGTGGGGGGAGTCCGCGTCATGAGGGAAGAAGTGCTTATAGTAGCACTTGTCCTAATGTTCTTCTTCTTTGCTGGCTGGTTGATATTTAATTAATGCCTTACATACCCGCGAAGGCCCGCCCCCCCATTGCCCGCGATATGTACCAGTTACTGGATCAGAATGGTATCTGGCGCAGCCCCGGGCGCCTGAATTACATCATCACCAAGCTCATCATGGAACACTGGCATACGAATCCTTGTTATGCCACCATTGCGGAGCTCACGGGCGTGTTGGAGAACGTGAAGCAGGAGTTCTACCGCCGCGTGGCCGCGCCCTACGAGGACCGTAAGTGCGCGGAGAACGGAGACGTTTATGGCCCGCCTAATCCTGGGGATTGACCCGGGTCTACGCAACACGGGCGTGGCGCTGTTGCAGGACGGGAAGATCATATGGAAGGTCACCTGGGTTACGCCCGGCAAGGGCAAGGTTCCTATTGGCGACGCGGTCAAGTTTGTCCTGAATCAGCTGGATGCCTACATAGCTGTCAACCCAGATGTGGTGGTGGTAGAACAGGTAGGATATCAGGGCACGTTTGCCCGTATTGCGCTGCCTCTGGCGCACGTGGCCGGAGCTATCATAGGGTACTGGCGGGGGCGGAAGGTGCCCGTATATTGTCTGTGGGCACACATGAAAAAGGCCAAGGCACCGCGCGGCAGCTCACGCTGGACTGAGCATGAGAAGGACGCGGCCATCTTGGCCACGGTAATAGACCGGTATTTGTCGGGGAATGAGGCTTATAGGTTAAAACACAGTGTTCTTTCGAAGTACCTGATAAATGGTCATCCTGCCCCCCAACAGCAGCTGGCTGCTGAAGACAGTACCTCCAACGGAGGCACGTGACGGGTACGCGCGCCTGTGGTGGGCTGTATGCCGCCAGGCTGCCGCGGACCTGCCTGCGAAAGATGCCCTGGCATTCTTCCGTGAGGTGGGGGTATGGTTACTGCGGCGGGTATACGGAGTGGATGAACTTGATACTAAGGTTGAGGTGGTGACGTTACTTGGCGCGACCCAAACACGCAACGTGGTACGGAGACTGGCCGATTCCCAAGTACATTCACCTGCCGGGTGTGCGGGTGAAAGTAAAGAGAATCCCGAAATCAGAACAGGCCTTGATGGAGGACTGCGACGGCCTGAGCATATACAGTCACGCAAAGCAACAGTGCATGATTGTGATAGATCAGACCTTGCCGCTTCCGGTCCAGCGGTACGTGCTGCTACACGAGCTGGAGCACATTCAGAACGAGCTGCGGGACATCATGCTGGAGAAATACAGTGGTTCGGTGATGACTAAGCACGCCTGGGAGGAACATAATGGCCCGCTACCGGGAGATACGGTTGCTGGTGGAGTGGCCCCTGTGGGAACGCATCCTACGCCTCAAGGGGGATAACGACGCGAGTCACGGGGACTTTGTAGCTGTCCTGTTGAGCAACGCCGTGACGCTGTATGAACAAGAGAGGGAGCAACAGGAACCCCGTCTCATCGTCACACCCGCGCAGTACAGTTCACAGGAGGAAGTCAATCGGCGCCTGCAGGCGCTGAAATCGCGGTAATATATATATAGTATACTAGCCAAACTACAACACCTGCGCCATATGTACGAAAGGCCCCGAGGCATTTGCCCCGGGGCCTTTTTTGTTTACCGCACCCGTTCCTTTAGGTGGCGCCACGCGGCCATGGCGTGGTACCACAGGGCGAATAAGTACAGCGCCGCAATAACAGCGTGAAACACCCCCGCGGTGCCTTCGCTGACGGGGTGTGCCGTCAGGTGCGGCGGGGGACCCTTTCCACCTCTATCTTCGTACATTTGCTGACCCCTCCATACGGGGGTCCACTAAAGGCAAAGCTGTCCTGATCGGTGCTACTGAGCTTATATATCACTTCTTCCCGGGCGGCCTTGCACGTCTCATACTGTTCAAAGTATAGTGTGTCGGGCGCGCTGCCATAGGTTAGCCAGACCACCAGCAGCCACACTACCGTCATTTGCCGTTACCGTTGCCACTCGGCGTACTGCGCCACAGCATCCAGTCTTTAGACTGAGAAGATCGGCTGCTGCCTAGCCAGAAGCTGAGCACCATGCCATACCCATTTACCAGCGCGCCTACCATGATCATGAACTCATTAGTAGCCGGCAACCCGTGGTAAGCTCCGTATATCATCACACCAAAGAACCCAATCACATTTAACAACGTCAGCGCCCCGGGCACATAGCTGTGCGTCGCGGCCTGCATTTGCCGGGCGCCCTCCACGTCATTCAGATAGGCCTGAGCATACTGTAGCTCCGCTTGCTTGAACGCCAGCAGGAATTGCTGCGCCTGTGCGGGGGGTAGATGCCATTCCTCAATCAGACCCTCAATAGTCTGACCGAGGCCCTCTATAACTTTGGCGCCGGCTTCGCCTACCGCGCCGCCGGGGGTACTTCCCGATAACCATGTTAGAAAGCTCATTTTAGTTCGCCACGTCCGCCGCCGCTCGGCTGACCTCGACCCAATTAGTGCCATCGTTGAGGAACTGGATACTCCGGCTAAACCCGTTGGCTGGCTGCACCCACGCGGCGCCGAGTTTGTAGCCTGCTGCGAACGTTGCCGCTCCGAGCGCTCCGCCGGACGTGTTGCGGATCATCACGATGAGAATGTCACCGACTTGGCTATTCGTCGGGTTGTTGATCGTGAAAGCGTTCCCATCGGTCGCGCTGATCCGTTGCGTGCGCCCCGGCGTGGCATTGGGTGTCATGGAGGCGCTGTAGGTTACGATGTTGAGTCCGTGGGATGCGATGATAAAGGGGTTGTTGCTCCCGTCGATGTTCGTCTGAAGGCCCGGCGTTGTGGTATTAGCCGCGTGAAACAGCCTGAGGGGATTACCAATGACGTCGGTTTGCTGATCGGAAGGGGCGGCTCTAGACCAGCGCTGCCCACGAATCCGTGATCCGGTCGCCGCTTGATACTCGAAGATCATGTTCGCGAATCGCTGGCGATCAATATCAAACTGCATCGTCTGTCGAAATGCCGTATTATCCGACAGATCGTTGAGATTGGTCGCGAGCCCGCTATAGCTATTCCCAAGGAGGAATGTTGCTGGCGCGGTTGTATCAGCGATGTTGATTCCCGTCCCAAGGCCGCCGACGTTCTCAATCGCGTTGTTGATAAAGATGTTCCCCGTCCCGGTGGCCGAAGCGGGCAGGTTGATCCCGAATGTCTCGAAGTGCTGTATTTCTGTTGCTTGGACGAGATTTTGCGACGCGGCGGTCCCGGTTCCTTTTTCGATCTGGATGCCGGTGTCGACCCACTGAATGACACCGCTGATGAGAGCGTTGGAGTTGCCCTCATTGTGAATCCACACGCCCTTGCCGAGGTAGGGATGGGCTTGGGTCGTGTTCGTGACTTCGATATGCTCAAGGTAGTTGAAGTAGTTTTGGACTCCGTTGCCGTCCAATTCAAAGGCAGTGCCGCTCCCAGCCAGTTGCACGCGCACGTCACGGACATGAACGCGCAAACTGCGGAAAATCCTGACCCCGGTCTGTCCCGAAGGGACGTTAACCTGAAGATTTTCGACGAGAAATCCATTGACCGGATTGGCCGCACTGCCGATCGTGAGGGCTGCGCCTGTGCCGGTGAACTTGATCGTTGTCGAGCCGTCCGCGCCCGAGCCCGAACCGGCTAGTTTGGCGACGCCTTGTGATCCGTTAATCGTCAGTCCGGTCGCAACGGCATAAGTGGCAGCCGGAAGATAAACAGTCCCACCAGTTGGGGCCGCGTTGATCGCGTTCTGGATCGCCGTGGAGTCGTCCGTCGCCCCATCGCCCACGGCGCCAAAGTCTTGAACGTTTGCGACTCCAGTAACCGAAACCCAGCCCGCTTTTGCGGCCGAGAAGGCCCAAATTCCACGTATATCATCGCTGACGCGCGCCAATGCGCCATCAGTCGCAGAAGCAGGCAAGGAGGCTTTTATGTACACAGGCAACCCTACTGGCCCGCCAAAAGTCACAAAATTAGTCGCGGGATCCCATACCATGACCTCAACAGGGTTAGTATTAAAATTACCGACGAATACAATGCGGTCATTAATATCACGGGTGATGGTGTACTTATCATCAGTGGAAAAACTGATGGCGGGCATAAACCACCGCCCGTTTGGCGCGTACTGATCTTCTCTAAGGGGCATTTACTACGCTTTCTTAACTGCGTCCACAACGGCCGCGGCCGCGCGAAGCGCCGCCTGCGCCTTGGCCTCGACCTTCCGGCCAACCTTGTATCCACCATATCCGCCGCCCAATACCAACGCTACCGCGCCTACTGCGTGTAGAACTACGTCTACCATATCTGTCTCCTTATTGGTACGTGCCTGTCTCGAATTGGTGTGCTAGGCGGGTGGCACGTTCGCCCACCTGCGTGGCCCACTTGCTCTGCAGGGCCTCCCGTGCTGCCGTCGCCCAGTCTCCCGCCTGAAGCGCCGCCAGCATGTTGGTGAAACCCTGCAGCCCTACAATGCCCATGTTGAAGCACATGTTCGTCAGCGCATCCTGCCGTGCCATGTCTAGCTTGGTCACCCACGGGAGTGCGGCAACCAGGTCATGACGGGCATCATTTATGTCGTCCGCCAATATCACCATGACTGCGCGGTGGCTGATACCCTTGGCATCCAGGTTATGTCCAACGCCTATGGTCAGGTTGCCCAACGCGTCCCGGTAGGCGTGTAACACCACGCCCTCGTCGCGCATGAGCTGATCGGTAAGCGTCATTATCAAATGCGTACCACGATTTGGTTCATGGTGAATCCGGCGGAGAAGCCTAGTGCCGAGGTGCCAAAGAAGTTTATGGTCCCGCCGCCAAAATCGATGTACATGATTGTTGCGAAGTGGAATCCTTCTGTTGGTCGTATGGTCGTGCTACCGTTCTGACTTATTGCGGAGCCGAGTGCGGTTGCAATCCATATACCGCCCTGTGTTGGTGTTGTCCCGTCTAGTCCAACTGCCCAAGCAGAGTTAGTAGTGGTAGCACCTGTTGGTACAATAGGAAGTAGAAGAACATCCTCGTCAGCGAATGCAACGAAATTGATGCGAAACTGTATAGACGAAGCCTCAACCCATACACCGTTGCTGTTGGCCGGAGTAATGGTCGTAGCAAAGGTTGCGGTGACGGCAGATGTCGCGCGCCGGTTGTACCAGGATGCAACGCCCAGCAACGTGTTATCTAGCTCGAACTGCGAGGACCCATTTGTACGCACGAGGCCAATGAAGATTCGGGTGTTGTCGCCCGTGCGGATCTCCCAACCGGTTGTGTTATCAAAGGTGTGGGCACTTGCGGTGTAGAAATCAGGCGTGAGCGCACCCGCGCTGTCGAACAAGTACAGCCAGTACGTCGTGTTGGCTGCCAGGTTCTGACCAGCGACGCCACCAACGGAGACATTGGTGTTTGCGATTTGCACTCCCGCCTGTGGGATGGTGTATGCTTTGCTGGTGCCAGGTATGAACACTATGTTTCCATTAAACGGCTTAAATGTCAGCAGTGTAGCCGAGGAGAACAACAGCCGTCCTGAACCGGGCACGGGCGCCGCAAGGGTGATGCTGCCGGCGGCATTTGCTACCGTTAGGTTGCCAGGTGTACCCGTTAGTGTCGCCGCAACCGGATCCGCCCCCGTACTCCCAATGGGCAGTTGACCATTGATAAGCACCAGCGCGTTAGCCGGATTGGTACCTTCCCCCAGCAACAGGGCGTGGGCGGCAGGGTTGGCGATACCTAGCCCCCCGTCGCCTACCGGGATGGGCGTAGCCTGCGTGGTGAAGGCGGTGGTGCCACCCGGACTCTTGACATACCCGGCGGTGAACGTGTTTGTGCCGGTACCACCGGCGGAGACGCCCAGAATGTTAAAGATGCTGACGCTTTGCCAGGCGCTGCCTATGTCAATGCGGAAGTTGTTGTCATCCGTTGTATACGCAATACGCCCCGTGGTTCCTGCTGGAGGTAGCGTGGCGTTGGTGAAGCGTGGAATCCGCAGGCTGGCGTTCTGACCGTCTGTGCCCTGGATGCTGAGAAGCCCACTGGTCGGGTTCCATTTCAGTACCTCAATGGGCGTGGGGGCAATAGGGTTACTGACCCAATAAATGTTCCCGTCGTCCGCCAGGGTGAGGGCGTGACTACCCGTGTCATCAAACGTGAAGGCACGGACGATTTGTTGTCCGTTCGGGAGATATACAGGTGGCATGATTAGATAAGGTCCGCCAGCATGATGATGGTGCTTGTGACGCCTACACCGGCGGCGCCAACGTTAATGATAAGGGCAAACCCGCTGGGCGTGACAAGGCCAACCTCTGGCAAATCCGGCGAGGGAATCAGGCTGATCTGTGCCGTAGATGTCAAGTTAGGTAACGTCCACACAATGCCACTTGCGTGTTGTATGCTGACCGTTGCGGTACCCGCGGCGCTGAGGAAACCGAAGAGGCGGCGTAGAACCCACCGCATTCCACCAAAACCCCCTGTATTAAGCTGCATGGAGGCATTGGCGCCGGAGACATTGGTTATCGGAGTGAAGTGTTGACCAGGGGCTGGGCAAACAAGCGAACCCACAATGCCTGTGCCGGTCTCCTTGTAGGAGAGTTGTGCAAGATCACTAATATTCGCGCTGGGCAAAGCCATGTTGTACTAACCTCCGACGGGGAATTGGATGTTGGCCGCGTTGCTGACCGGCCGGGGCTTCAGCTGTTCCCGGATGATTTCTAATAGCTCACGCGCCTGCGTGCGCCGTTCCTCCGGGGTGAGATGCACGTCAGACATGACGTGTAACAGTTCTCGCTTGGCTTCCATGGTCTCGCCACGCTCGCGGGCTAGGTTCCACCGCTTCATTTGCGCATCTATCGGGATGAACTGCATCCCCAGCATCTCGCCCGCCGCTGCCCGTCCAAAGGACCGGGTCTGACCATAACGCCCCGGTAGGCCCCGCCACGCCTGCTGCATCTCACGGAACTTGTTGCCACCGGGCATCCACGGGGGTATTACGGTTTGTGCTAGCTCCCCGCCATAGCCCGCCAGCTTCGTGCCGGTGGGGTCCCAGGTATGCACCAACGGCCGCCCGCTGAACAGATTCACGTTATTTAGTGCAGAGAACATGCCGCCCAGTAGCGGGTTGCCTGTGGCAAACTCATTCATGAGTCCTGCCCCAGTTCCACGCCATAATGCATCGCGCCCCCAAATGGCTTCCAGACCCGGGGTTCTCGGATTGTACCCCAGGATACTTCCCAGATAGTGGAAGTTGGTGAAGTCAATGAACATGGGGTTGCCCTTCTCATCCCTGAACCCCACCATGCCTGTACTTGGCTGCTGTAGGTAGGAGGGCAACTGACTATACATACGTCGCATGTCACTGATACTCATGCCGGTGGCCGCGGCGGCCCCGTAGGACATAAGGCTGGGCAGGGCCATCCACTTGAAGAACTTCACCGGGTGTTGCCAGAAGGCGTTATACCCGATGCGGGTAGCCTCCGCCCTGAACGATGCGAAAGGATTGCCCAACGCGGTGGCCATGAAGTTGGCCCCGCGTGTATTGCGGCTGCCCCGCACCGCGGCAACCAGCTTCCCCACCTCGGCGTAGTTGGGGAACCAGTTGTTCACCAGGTTGCTGGCTGCACGGGGGTCCATGCCCCCGGCGCGTGCTTTCATGTAGGACGCCAGCTTAAACAGGCGGTCCTCATTGTTGTACAGGGCGCCCAACTTACTTTTCTCCGTCACGTACCGCGGCACGTCGCCTACAGCCTTGGTAATGGACTCCCAGATATTCTTACTCCCTCCGGTCGCAAGGTCGCGGGCCCACAGTGTCTCCCGCCCGTAAGCCTCCGCCCCGATGGCCCCGGCCTTCAGAGCTTCCACAAATTCCGGGCTGTAGATGCCGAGGCGGATGGCATCAGCTGCTTGCTTGTAGTAGCGCCAGTTCCAGGGATAAATGGGATTGGCGTTGGCGAAGTCCGCGAAGGCTACGTTGCCCACGATATTGCGTATGTGGGTCGTCGGGTTGAAGATGGTATGCGCGGCCTTGAACCCGTTTAGCATATTGAAGTAGAACGTGGTGAACATGCGCGCCGTCTCATCATCTCTGCCGAAGGTCCCGAATGCCTTGAGGTCCTCAAAGATCCGGTTAGGTACGTATAGCCCCTTTAGGGGCCCGTAGTTCCACGTGTTAGGTAGCGGCGTATAGCCCGGCAAAGGTGTGCTGCTGGCGTGTGTCTTAGCCAAGGTCCGGTACAGGTCGTCGGCGGCAATAAGCTTCCGCTGGTCAAAGATGGTGCGGGCGGTGAGGTAACTGCCTTCTTGGACCTCACCCATGAGCCGACGGATAGGTTCCGGAATATTTTGTCTCTCGATGAGGGGGCCAATAGGGATACGAACGCCGCCAAGCGTATAAGTGACAGAACTGTTAGGGCTGAGAATTTGCTGGATCGCACCCTCGATCTCCGCGGGCGTGGCCGCCCGGCCCTCGAACATAAGACTCTTTTGCAGATACGCACGGGCATCCGCGAGGTCTTCCGCGCGCGGGTGGTACCCTCCATGCATGATGTCGCGCAGATATACCCGGCGGGCATAGGTACCGATGTTGGCACGCAATTCCTCCGGCTTATAGCCGCGGCTGATCAGCTCCCGGGTGTTGTTGTCAATCTCCGCGCGCCACTCCCGCACTGCCCGCAGGGCCGCGGGGCTGGCCTGGGGATCACCCTTGATGGCCATGCCAAGATCCTTCTCGGTGAGGTCACTGCCCTTTAGGGCGGCCTTCATTTCCTTCCGAGATTCATCCGCGATAAGCTGTGCCAGACCATGGCTGCCCTCATACTCCCGGCTCAGGCTGATGGCTTCCTGGTCCTTCATGTAGTTGGGTACCAGCTGACCCTTTAAACTGGCCATGCCAGGGATGCGGCCGAAGAAATTCTCTACGGCATCCCTTACCGTGCCGCCCCACAGGCCGCGACCCTTGTATGCGTTGCTGGCGCCAGGGATATCGTCCGGAGGTACAGGAGGCGGCTTAGGACCGCCGCCGCCGACGCGTCCAGGAGGCTCTCCGGGTGGCGTGCCTTCTCCGCGCCCCATGAGCGGAAGTTCTTGCTGCGCGGGAGGCGTGAACTCCACGTCTACGCGCCCCTTACCGCCAGGAATGGGTGTCTCTGTCATGGGGAAGGGAATCTGTTCACCTTCCGCGGTGGTCTTCATACGCACCATTTGGCGCGCGATGCGGTCCGCCATGTCGGAACGCTTCAGCATGTCGCCCTGCACGGGGTCTGCCACTTTGCCACGTGGCACGCTTTGCCAGGCGTACAGACGATCCCGTAGACTAGAGGTCTCCAAATCCGCCGCTGCCGCGCCCGGACGTACGGCCGCGGCTTCGGCTGCCGGTCGGGCGGCCGAGGCAGTCTCCCCCAGTGCCCCGGCAACGCGCCCCGCGCGACCCAGGTACTGCAGGCCTTTGATAATAGGCAGGCCGGGAACGCTGACACCGGCGCCCACCTCCGCGGCGGTTTGTAACCACGGGGGTGCACCAAGGGAAGCGGCACCCTGCTTCGCGCCATGCATGATGATGTTAGGCAACGCCAGCATAGGCCGGGTGAAGATGTCCGCCGCACCCGCGGCAACATCGAGCGCCTTGCCTGCGGGGTAAACCGTGCCCCCAGGCCCCGCCAGAGATTGCATGGGATGCCACGGCGGAGCGCCGAGCCGACTGGCGCCATACATCTCCTTCAGCACCGGTAGGAGCCCCGTTTCCTCCCCTGCCATGGTGGCGGTCAGTGGGCTGGGGTTGGCTTGATTATCCCAGATAACCCCGCTGGTGGGGCCAGCCCCGGCAGCGCCGGGCTGGCCGGGCGGGTTATCCCATATGACCCCCTGCGGCCCAGGCGTGGGCGCCTGACCTGGCGGGTTATCCCAAATGACGCCTCCGGTATTATCGGCCAATTACAGTGGCGCCGGGCGGCAATGGCGCGCCAGCCGGAAGGGTACCGGGCCCCATCTTGGGGTCAAATACGCGGACAGGAGATGTGAAGGTGCTGCCTACGGGATGAGCGTGTCCTGGGCCAGGGAAGGCACGGGTAGTCGGGCCAGCCGCACCGGCGGCTCCGCCAGTCCGTGTATTCATAACCGCGGGAGCGCCCCGGGGACCCACTGGTCCTTCAGGACCAACGTCGGGTGCGATAGGACGGGGGGCAAAGAATTGGCCCCACGGACGCTCTCCGTACTGTTTGTCACTGCGTTCCTGTGCGCCCTTTTGCCGCCAGTCACGGTATGCCGGAGGTTCCTCTGTAGGCATCGGCATCATGTTCTCAGGCAGGCCCAGTTGTCGCGCACGCACGGCGGCTTCCCGCGCGGTAAGATATTGCTGTACAGCCATGAGATCTGCGGGGTTCGTGAACTGTGTTTCCCACCCACCGAAACCTGCACCCATCTTGTTTACGGCGATGGAAGCTTCGTTTTGGACACGGTCCAACAATTGTTGCTGATGAAACTCGTTCTGGAAATTATGGGCCTTGCTCGCGCCCCATTGCTCAAGAATCCACTGCTCCCGCTCATTTAGGGGCATACCGCGACTAACCTTATCCATGATCTCGCCAATAGCCTGCTCCGCGGTATTTTGCTTACCGAACAACGCGCCGCGCGCCCAACTGGCCTGAGGGAAGTAGGGAACGTAAGATTGCAGCACCTGGCGCCGCTGCTCGTCTGTGGCGTTCGGTCCAAGTGCGGTCATGCGGTCGGCAAACTCTTTTTCCTTGCCGCGCCGGAATTCCTCGTACTCCAACCCCTTTACTTCGTATGGAAACTTTGTGGCGGCACGCCCGGCGGCGGCCTCCTCGATGCCAAAGCGGCCACGTTCCATACCGTATTGCTCCGGGAGGTGCTCCAACTCCAACGCCCCGCGCTGCAGTTCCTGCTGCTGACGTGCGGCCTGCCAAGGGAACTGTGCTGTCTTCATCAAGGTATCCAGATTGGTTTGGCCAACCTGTGCCATGCGGAGTTGCTGCTCAGGCAGCTGCGCCTGCGTCTCCTTCGCGGTGCGATAGACGTCTCCTACGCCCTGGCTGACCCCGGCCGCGGTAGCAGCCCACGGTGGTACATACGGAGGAAATGTAGGCATGCGTTAGAAGGGCGGCGGCGTCATTGCGCCGTAATCATAGTTGGATGTGCCTAGCATATTGTTGTTGCCTCCATACGCCGGCCCCGGTGTTTGGTTTGCGCTTAGCGAGGTGGTGCCGTTAGGGTTCGCATTTGGCTGATTAGGATTGCCCCAGAAGTTGAACCCCTGATCAGAAGTCTGGGCGCCTGGGCGAAGAATCAGCCCCGGTACGCCGGACGTACCATACGGGGAGCCACCGCCTACGCTGGGGTTGGGCTGGAATCGGTCCATGTAGTTAAACATGCGGTTGTAGTTGCTTTGGTTCTGTTGCTGCTGTTGCTGTTGGGTCTGCTGTAACTGCTGTTGGGCAAGATAGTTGGGGAAGGCGCTGATATCGCCCATGGCGGTGATAGGCCGCTGGTTCATAAGGGCCGACAACTGCGGGTTGTTCCATGTACCATAGTACCCCAATTGTCCTTGCAACGCCGCCTGCTGCTGCTGCCTGAGTTGCTGTGCCTGCGCCTGGGCATACTGGAACCGCTGCGTTTCGTTACCAGCCAAAGATTCAGCCGCAAGGTTCATGGCATTTTGCCCTTGCATAGGCCGGCCCTGAGCCACCGCGTCCGCATTGACCTGGCGGATGTAGGCCGTGCGTGCGGCATCTGTCATAGGCTGATAGAACGCGTTCGGGTCTAGCGGCCGGTTAGACAGGTCAGTCAACTGGTTCAGGGTCGCGGTCTGACCCGCGCGTGCCGTGCGCCCATAATCTTGCAAGGCCCGGTTCTGTTGCTGGGCCAATAGAGTGGCGTAAATGTTACTGCCTAGCCCCGCCAAGCTTCCCGCGCCAGAGACATAGGCGTTGGGATTCTGCATGGGGCCGTAGTTGCTATTCATGAACCAATTACCAAGGTTGCCGCCCCAGTTAGCCGCAGTGTTACCAAAGTTGGTACCTGCGGTACCTAGAGCACTGCCAAGGCCACCAAACCAATCCCCCCAACCTCCACCGCCCGTGTTATCCGCCATATCCTGCTCCCTGACCTAAGAAGTTACCCCCGAGGAGATTTTGCAATGTATCTGTAGCTACCGAAGAGCCGCTGTACAGCCCACGCCCCTGCTGCTCCATTAGGAGCCGTTGCAACAGCCCCGGGTCCATTTGCTGCTGTGGCTGCCCTTGCGTAGGCCCGGAAGGCACCTGCGGGGCCAGACCGCCGAAAGGAGACTGTGGGCTACCATGAATACCTGGCATGCCGGAGAATTGGCTCAGGTTGCTCATACCCGCCATGGGATTCATATACATACCGCCAAAGCCCATGTTCATGAAGTTGGGCAGAAAGCCCCCATAGCCCCCCATCATCATGGGTTGCTGTTGCTGCTGTTGCTGTTGCTGTTGCTGTGGCATACCTGGCATATTGAAGCCGCTGAAGAGCCGGTCCATACCGCTGGGATCAAACATGTTAGAACCCCACCGACGCGCCAAACGGCAGCTGGTCGCTCATGCTGGCGCCGATACCCCCGCCGGGCATACCGGGCCCACCACCCGCGGCCATTGGCTGTGCAGACAGCATGGCACGACGCATGTTAATCAATTGTTGCACCTGCGGAAGGATGGTAGCCGGGTCTAGGCCCTGTGGCGGAGGCGGAATGTTGACCCCGTGCTGACGGCCATAGGTGGCGGGCAAACCAGGTAGGGTATATGGATCACTGCCAACCCCGTAGTTCCCCACGCCCCCGTACCCCCCGGTATCGACGATTGGCGGCCCGCCGGGCGCCTGGAACTGTTGGGCAGTGCCCACGTCCGTCTTGTAGCGCGCGACATCAGACGTTAACTCTGGGAGCGAACCTGCGTTCACGGCCTGTGCTGCAAGGCTACCCAGCTGTTGATCGAATAGTGGGCCGCTGGCCGCGATCTTGCCGGGGAACTTCATCCACGACTTACTGTGCTCGTTCAGCCCCAGTGCATCCATTGCCTTGACGAGTAGGCTTTGCCATGAGGGGCCCCCGGCCGCGCTGATGGCAGTTTCCGCGATGGGCAAAATGCCGCCGGTGAAGTACCCCGCCGCTGCATTGCCCACCTCAGACCCTGCAAGGATGGCCCGTTCTGTGTCTGATAACCCCTTGGCAGTTGCGGCATTGTAAACGCCGGTGCCGCCCTGAATCGCCGCCCCAACCACGGGTGCAACGTCTCCGCCGACCCCGGCCAGGGATGCGGCGCCTGTGCCTACGCTGGCAGCGCTGCCAATCGAGTTAGCGATGGCGGCGTTACGCTCCTGTTCACTGCGGGCGTTGGCGGCGTCTCGGATTCCGGTGTACAACCCATATGCCCCTCCTGCAACGGAGAGGCCCGCGCCAGCTCCGCCTGCGACGCGGGATGCGACGGAGGGCTGGCTATAATCTGCCTGCAAACCTTTCACGTTACTAATGTCTTGCGTGTTCAGCGCGTGTGGCCCTTCAATCTCCGCCTGCGTGGGGTCACCAAATGCTCCCCTAAGCCAATCCCACTGTTGCTGATTCAAGTCCTTAAAGGCGGGGTTCAGGTCTTGCGCAGCCTGCAATCCCGCCACACTCATGTTTGGACCCTGCGTAGATGTGGCCGGTGGCTGCCCGGCTTGGTTTAGCAAGCCGCCACCAAGTTTGGCAGCCAGGCCCGTGGCCTGCAGCGCCTGCAATAGCGGATCATTCGCGCCCGTGGGCCCGCCCGCGGCGGTGGCACCGGTGGTTTGGCCGGTTGCACCCCCACCTACGTTACCCGTTGGCAGGTTGCCTGTAGACGCCAATTTCACCGCGGAAGTGGGGCCGGTAGCAGCGGCCGCTCCACCCATCTGGTTCATTTGGGTAGCCTGTCGGATAAGCTCGTCCAGGGTGATACCCGGACCGGTAGGCGGCAGCGACAGTGGTTGCTTGCCCACCTGCCAGCCAGATGGCTGGAACAGGGGAGAGGACGGAGAGACGTTAATGCTGCTGGCGTAGTCTACCGGCATTAGTTATGCTCCGCGTATTCACGGCAATTACACACACTATGCCCGTCACCGGTAGTACAGCCATACTTGCCGTGGTAGGGCTCGGGATGGCCGCAGTTGCACAGGGGTATAATCGGCATGCCATGGTCCTTTTGGAAGTCCACGTTAACCCTCCTGCCAAATACGCGCGTGCTGCAGAATAAGGGTGCCGGCCGTAGCATTGCTGAAAGTGACCCCGACAGAGGTGGTGGTAGCGGTGGGTAGGTTCGCATTCGCCCCGAAGCGGTTCGACGTGCCCCCACTATCAATCGTCCATGCCAGCACCGTCTGTGCGGCGTTGGCGTCATGTGGGCCAATGAAGGCAAACAGCATCCCGCTTTGGGCGGCAGAAGCATTCAGCGTCTGCGCCGCACTGACGGCGGCCCCGTTCACCCGCAGGGTAAGCGCAGGTGTCAGGGTGGCACCGCTGGTGCTCCAGTTAAAAGTGAGCAATACCAGCAACGTCTTGTTATTGGCAGCACTGATGGTGTAGTCCTGGTTAACCGTTCCCCCGATGGTGAGCGTGATGGCGGTGTCTGAGATGTTGCCCTGCTGGAAGACGCCCACGCTGCTGGGGATGACGAAGGCATTCAGCGAGTTGTATAACGTGACTACATCGGCCGCCTGGGCAATTTGCCCGGTAGCAAGTGTAGCTGGGACTGGTATTCCTTGGCTGATTGTGGGCATTAACTCACCGCGCGAGTAAAGGGTTTGACTCGGATTTGCGTCTCAAGGGCGCGCAAACGTACGGGACCGATGCCGGAGATGTCGTAGTAAATGGATGGGGCCGTTCGCAGGATGTCTACATCTTGCCGGCCATCCGCGGCCCCCGTTGCCCCCCACACCATGGAACCCCACGTTCCTGTGCCCCACAGGGCGGAAGGTGGCGCGCCGTCAAAGCTGTCCGTCTTGGTAATGGGCGTGCCGATTCCCAGCACGTTGCTGCTGACCGTGACGGTCTCAATGGGAATGAAAAAGAAATCCAATATCAAACGTCTGAAGAAGGCGCGGCCGGTGGGGCTACCCGCATTGTAGTTTCGTGTACGGAAGGACCAGTTGATGGCGGTGCCGTTGTCGTTAGCAGCGCCACTGAACAGCTGTAGTAGCTGGTTAGTTACCGCGGTGCCTGCCTGGACGAGGGGCTGCGTATTAGCCGTGGTGTATAGAAACAGACAGGAGGTGTCCACAGGGAAATCGCATATGGTCCATGCCCTACGTACCAGGTCATACACGAAGTAGCGCTGCAGACTGGTTCCGTTCACAGGGCAGGCGGCGATATATAGCGGCGGGTTCTGACTTTGCACGGCCCAGCTACGGTCCACCGAACTGAAGTTGATAGCCGTGATGTCGTCCCGGCCGTAAATATAAGGCCGCACTTCCTCACTGATGAGGCGGTCATCCACGCCGTTGAACAGGGCGAAACCCTTGTGGGTCAGGCGGATAATGCCGAAACCGCTCACGAACTGGATCGTGCGGGGTGCTATGCAGCCCATGTCCGTCTTGATCTTCTGGACGGAGAAGTTGGTCGCGCCAAATGTGCCTAGCACCTGATAAGAGCTAATGTTCTTGAATAACACCAGGGTCTGGGTCGGACTGATACCGGTCTCTGCAATGGTATATGTGGCCATGCCCATGCCAACCTGACCGTCATCCTTACCGACGAATGCCTGGCTAGCGTTGGGCCAGCTGTTGAAGTTGTTCACGTCCGACGCCCGCAGGCTGCTGGGGCCATCCGATGAGGTAGTCGCCGGGTTTGTATTCCACACCCACAGTGATGCCAGGTGAAACGCTATGTGCTTGGCGCCCGGGGGCGTGCTTTGCCCGGCCCCTGCAGTAATGGCCGTGGTGGTGGTTCCATTGTAGGAGACGGGTGTCTGATACCCCAGCGCGATGATGTCTGTGTTGTTCATCGTAACGCTTTGGGGCAGGAACTCGGTAGAGTTGAAGGTGTTTATAACCGTCCAGGGAGAGGTGGTGGTGTCATACAGGACAAGAGCAGTGCCGTTCATCTGCTGCTGTAGGGCGTAGGCGCTGTGCGTGCCGTTCACCTGATTCAACAGCCCGCGAAGGAGGATGGGTCCGGCGGCCGGGCTGGTGCTGATAACGCTGAAGCCGTCACGGGTCCGCAGGGAGCCGTGCTCATCCAGCAGCATGTTACGCACACGCTGCAATTGCTTTTCGCCTACAACATAGGGGTTGGTGACGGCATTGACCCCTCCGCTAAAGTCGGTCTGGCGGATGGGCATGAGCGGGCCGGTAGGACGCTGGGGCACTACTTTTGCTCCGAATGCCACTCAAGGTGGCGGTCTATCTTAGCCTCAATACGCGCAAGGGACTCTTGCATGTGAGAAATATGGTTCACGCGTAGGTTCCACACCATGCGCACCACGGGCACGACCAACAGATTGCCCACCAGAATGCTCCAGGGTACGTGGCTAAGGAATGTATGTACGTCCACGGAACAGTCCTCCCCAGCCGGGGGCCAGTGCACGGACCTGAATACCTTGCCGCAGTCCCTTAATCTGGCTTTTCTGGGCCAGTTTCTCCACCATCTGATCAAACTCCCGCCGTAGCATCATGGCGGTTTGCTCATCTTGCTCAACGCTGCGCACGCGCGCCAGGACATACAGCTCAAGTAGTGGCCATAGTCCGCGGGGCACTTCCAGCAAATCGGTCGTAGCTGTGACCCGATTGGGCAACCGGGTACATTTGAACATGATGTTAAGCTCAGTGATGATGGCACCGGCTGTGTGGGCCGCGGCGATAGTGCCCCCCTGGCCGCGCAGTATGTTGGTGATGGGACCGGGACCACCAGTGCCAGGCAAATTCCTGTATAGGATGATCTCATTATCGATTTGCAAGAAACCAAAGACCTTGAACCCACTGGCGGACGTGGCCGTAACTACACCGACGTTATCCACGGGAATGGCGCCATCCGTAGCGGTGATATTGGCCAGGAGGGTCGTGGTGAGGCCCGTGCGGTTGGGCGCCGGCCAGACGTGTAGCCGCGGGTTCGCGTGGATGCTGTGGGGCCCGAACCACCAGCTGCGGCCGGTGATTTTGGTCGTGAAGATGTCGTCGATCTCCGCCGTGCGGGTAAGGGGCGTGAGGTCGAACCAGGCCTGTTCCACGCTTTGTATGTGTTGCGGGAGTTGATATATGTCCATCCCGGTTTGCGCCTGGATGGCATACCAGTCCTGCACCACAGGTACCGTAGCACACAACGTATCCCCGGCGTCGCTGATCCAAGCAAGGAGCTGCGGGACCGAAAACGCCAGATTGTTGGGATCCGGTATTTGCTGACTGATACTGGTTACAAGGTCTTGTAACGCCATTCGTGCCTCGGCGGAGGCCGGGTTGCCCCGGCCCCCGTCAATTCGCCTTTAGGGCGAGGGCGCTGCGAAGTAGGCCGCGTCCGCCGTTGCCGACGTACCGGTCCCGGTCACGTACTGTAGCCTGACGTACTGAGCGCCAGCGACGAGCGCATGCTCGCCCTTCAGCTCTAGGACATAGGCATTGCCCGTGGCCGCGTTGACGAACTTCACGTCAACCGTATTGACATCCGA